TACAATATCTTGAGCTTTATTTAAAATAATATCTATTGCTTCGGGAGTATATTCAGCTGCACTAAAAGAATCTATTTTATCAAAATAAACTCTGAATTTTTTATGCATTTCTTGAATACTCATTTATTCAAAACCTCAGATTTTGTTATTAATGATAACCTCATTTCATTATAATCAGGAGTATTTAAATTATTAGCAGCTTCTACAAGTGAATTACCAATTAATTCACCTTCTTTAGTAAATAATTTAGGACCAGATTTAGTAATGATGTTATCACGTACTAATTTCTGTACAAATATAAATTCTTTATATAAAGGATTCTCTAATAAATTTATAAATCCAGATGGATCTTTTTCAACAATATCTGATACTTTTTCAGATATTAAATTAGGTGATGTATTATTAGATACTCTAAATTTACCATCAGCATATACTGTTAAGAAATCCATCTTTTGTTGAATACTTAATGTTGATTTAAGGATAATTGCTTTATCTTTAATTTCATATTGTTTATTTTTAACATTAGCTTCAACTTCAGTATTTTCAAGAACATATAAACAGAAAGGATTTAACTTTGCTGCTTCATAAGACATTGCAAATTTAGGAACAGATGTTGCCTCAATTTCTCCTTTAATTACAGTATAAATTAGTTTATGTTTAACATTATTATCACAATCTAATAAAAGACCATCTTTAGGAATTTCATAAAAGAAAGCTTTGTGATCCATATTTGTTACAGTATCTCTATAACCACCCCAATATTTATCATTATATTGGGATAATGTTCCTGGTTGCAAATTTAAAGCATTCTCAAATTCATATTGTAACTTATTATTATTATTCATTCCTGTTACAGTAACTCCATATTTATCTTTTGAAGCTTGCATGTAATGAAAAGCTTTACTGAATATATTAGCACCATCATGGTTCTTATCAATCCTTAAAAGATGAGGGTTAACCATGATGGGCTTAATAATGTATTTACCTTTTATTTTGGATAGTTCTGACATTTCTACCACACTTTCAACTACTTCTTTTGCCATAATTTATCTTTTTATTTATTTTAAACTAAAATGTTAGGAATTAATTCAGCTGCACTTAAAGGATTTTTAAGAACAATACCTTGAGTATATCTGTAACATACTTCATAACCATCTACTTTAGATGCTCCAGATTTACCATTAAGAGGACCATAAGGTGATGTACTTCCAGGAATATACCATCTAAGATCTTCACGACCCTTTACAGAAATCTTTTGAATATTAGGATTACCATTAGTAGTACCAATGTTCATAATAGTCATACGATAGTTTTCAGTAAAACCACCATCAGGGTGTGGAAGTCGGTTATCAATAGGATCATCATACTCAGGCATGTGCATCACAGTAATAACAATACCTTGAGGACCTTTGAATCTTATATATTGACCAGTAAGTTCAAGTGCTTGACCAGAACCTCCAAGTCGTTTTTCATTACCAAAAGGATATAAAAGAGCAACATTTTGTTCAATTAGTCTATGAAATTTAATCATTCCTCTTTCACCTGTCATGATAACAAATTCTCGTTTATCTTCAGGAAGAATATTTAAAGATAAATTAAGACATACTTCATAAATAAAATCTAGAGTAAGGTTATTGAAGAAAAATTTATATGATGGTGAAATTTGTTCACGAAGACCAGAGCCTTGTTTAATTACAAAACCAGCAGAAGATCTATTTGAGAAAGTTCCATCAGGATTCTGATTAGACCTATCAAAAATCATTCTTTTTGCTTTTTCACAACGATATTGCCATTCAGCTTTAATTTCTTGATAACGAGTCCATACTTTGATAGTTTCACCATCAGGGGTTTTAAATCCTATAGTTAAAGGAGCATTATAAAGGTTACCTGGAACAACAAATATTTTAGAACCTGTACTCAATTCATTTCGCATTTCAAAATGTGAAGAATATTCTACTCCACCATAATCTCTACCAAGAACATTGGTATCAGCATTATTTTGTTTAGAAACACGTCTTCCAGATTGTAAAAGAACAGGAGGAATAAATGCATTTTGATCACCTGTCATCATCTGAACAGTATGTTCCCAATTAGTACCAACAGCCTCACCATCATCTAGAATGAGAACACCAAAATCACGATTATCAAAAATAACATAATCTGACTTTTGATAATAACGTTTTTCAAGTCTTAGTTTAAAAGTACTGTGTGCTACACCAGGACGTGTAGAGTCTACAGCAGTAAATCCTGTAATTAGGATAGTTTCTCGATCATCTCCTTTTAGATACCATTTATATGCAGCATCTGTGTCAAGATAATGAGTTGGATATTTAGAAAGCATATTATCTAATCCGTAATTATTATTTAGATTAAATAATTGTGTCATAATATCAGAATACAACTGTACATCTCTTTCACCTATTGATTGTAAGTGAGTATCAGTTGTCAAACCAGACCACGATGTTGGTCTACCGATTTGAAGGTTGTTGATTCCTTGTACCATTTAATTTATTTTAGCTTTAATTTAATTTGTTTATATTTTTTAAAATAAAGAATTTGAATTTTTCTTTATTGCTTTTCTTAGTTTTAATATTGTACTATCAATGTCTTTATTACTTGGATAAGAATTCATTTTACCTTTAAGATCATTTAATATCTTTGTTTCTGAAGATTTATGTTTACTAAGATCCCAATTAAGAATTTTAGCAACATAATATAATCTTGGTAAAAACATTGGATCTTCACTTTGCATCTTATTCAATTCATTCATTGGTTTTCCAGATTTATCTGTATGAACAACCTTAGTAAGACCATCGAATATCTTTTTCTTTATATTATTATCTATTTTAACACCTGGAAATATTTCTTGTATTCCCATTATTTCAGATTCATATTTTTTAATACTTTCTTCTCTTTGACGTTCTTGTTTTTCAGAAAATTCCTCAGCTTCTAATTTTAGATTTTTGTAATTTTCAATCTCAAGTTTTTTAAGTTTTTCAAATTCTTCTTTACTTTCTTCCCTAACCAGATCAATATCTTTATCATACATCCTGTTATATTTCTTTATAGCTTCATCTTGAGAATATCCAGACCTAAGATAAGAAGAAATAAGAATATTTTTTTGAAGATCTTCATCTTCATTTATATCACTATCAGAAATACTTTCATAATTTTTTAATCTTTCTTCTGATTTTAACAAATTAGAAATATCGTATCCTGTATTATGATAATTTAAATATTGTTTATATACTTCAGGAAGATCTTTTAATTTCTCATTTAATTTCTCATCAGCTAAAGAATTAGCTTTTTTATCAATATTATTTCTAATAATATCTGTTATATTATCATCAGTATCTTCAAAATCATCAGGAATATCTTCAATTATTCCTTTATCTTTAGCCCAACCAAGAAATAATTTATTAGTATTTTCTTCTTCTTGTATATAATTGTCATTTAAATCTTGTCCTTTAAATTCTGGATCAAGAGTTTTAATTTCATCAGCTGGTTTAAAATCCAAATCCATTCCCACATTAGGTATTGAATCAAATTCAAATTCATTAACTCCACCTTCCAATATTGTCTTTTCTTCTGCCATTTTGGATATTATTTTATATTACATATAAAACGATTTTTAAATTATGGTTCAACTTATACTAAAAAATACCATAGGAACCATAGCTTTTTAATGTTTTTAAAATATGTATATTATTTCTTTTTTGACTTATCGTATTTGTTTTTATTAGTTTTTGCTATTTTAACTTTATTTTGTGAATCTATCAATTTAGCCTTAATTTCTTTTTCTTTAAGAATACGTTCTTGTTTTAATTTATCACGTTCAAAAGACATTTTATCTTGATGTTCTTTATTCTTTTGATCTCTATCTTTAGATTTTTGAAGAATATCTAGTTCTTTAAGTCTGGTATTAGCTATCTCTGTAACATCTGGAATTAAGTTATCGTTGATATCATTATTATTTATTCCTGATGTTCCTAAAGCTTTCAATTCAGCTACGTATATATCTTTTTGTCTATCAAGTTCTTTGTTAGTATCTTCTCTATCAAGTTTCTCAACTTCAAATTGAATATTAGCATCATTTATTTCTTTAGCATTATTTTGTTGAGCTTCAAAGTTTTGTTGATCTCTTTCAGCCTTAATAGCTTCTGCTTCTTTAAGTTTAGATTTAATATCTGCTATACTTTCATTTCCTATGATATCAGCTATCATACTGAAATCTAATTTATCATTCTGCAATGCTTCAGACATATATTGTTTAAATGTATCAAGAATTGCAAGATCTTTAGATGAGTTAGATACAAAGCATTTAAAATCAGCACTTGGAAACTCACTTTTTGATATAGTTCCATATACAGTACTCATATCATCTGTAACATATAAAAATGCTTTATCTCCTCTTTCTGATATTACATCCTGACATACTTTAAGCATTGCTTCTAT